CAGAGCGGCAGGAGCCAAGGATCTTAACCTTGCGGCCTTCCAAGCGGTATTGGAACGCCATTTCCTGATACTTTTTAACCAGCCCGCCGCCATCCTCATATATGGCTACCGGGGCATTGTTTGGTGGGGGTGCAGTAAAATCGCCCATGATTGTCCTCCATTCCCCACCAAGATAATTATATCTGACAAAATGTCAAATTACTTCTTAGAGCTAGCCCCGCTGGGTTGCGTAGCTGTGACGGTTGCGGCGATTTCGGCCTCCAGCCCTTTTTCCAAGATGTCGTTTATCTTGCCCATAATCGGATTGTTCGGCTGGTGGGCTGACACTAAAGGGGCATGATCGCCTCCCTCAGCGTAGTCAGACGTCAGGGCAAGCGCCTTTTCAATGATCCGCTCCCTGCGAACCTCATCGTCCGTATAAGGCGCATCAGCGCGGCCATGGGCCTCACGGGACGCCTGAACCGCATTCCGGGCAATAGAGCGGCAGCGGGTTTCCAGATCAACGCTCGAACCTGTCACAACCGACAGACGGGCAACATCAAGGCTCATTTTCGTTCTCCTTTTGCACTTGAATAATAGTGTTTACTTTCGGGCCAGTGCGCTGCCCAAAAGGATCTCTGCGGATTCTCTGCCTGATTACACGCAACACGCCTGACGCAGACAAAGCCATGAACAGGCCGGTAAGGCCCATCCCGATATAAACCAAGCTCATTCAAACGAATCCAAATCATACGTCAGATCATCTCCTGAACTGACATACGGATCGGCTTCTTCAAACGGGCCGCCATAGACACGGGGAGCCTCTACGGAAAACTCATTCAAGCCGCTGTAGGGGCTAAACCGATTGCCATACGGGCCAAAGCGGTTGCAGGGGCTATCTGGATAGAAGCAGTTATTCCACTTGGAAAATGGGTTACGAACGCCATCCGGGGCAAACTGGTTGCGGGACAGGCTGCCAATGTAGTCATCGGCTGCCGCAGTCGTAGACGCCAACAGGGCAACGGCCAGAATCAATTTACGCATGTCATCCTCCATTCATGCTAGTGTTTGCTAGCATACTCATATCTTACAGGATGTCAATTACTCAAATATCCCACGCCGGGGAGGCAAGGGCATTTTTTCCTTTTTTTCCCGTTTTGGGAAACCACGGGACTGTATCTTTTGTTTTGACGCTTTAACCCCAAGGTGTTTAGCTTCTACCCGCTTGGCTTTTGCTATCCGGGCGACGTCATCCTTGGTTTTCTCTGCATGACACGGAATGCAAAGCAGGCGGCTGTTCTCAAAGGTAGGTTCACCCAAAAGGCCATCGGCACGTATATGATCAATCTGCCACTTAGCGCAGGGCAGGCCACAGTTTTCACAATATACGCGCCCATCTTTGGTGGCAGCTTTGATGCGCTGCACCATGACGGCTTTGGTAAAGTTACGCCTAGCCATTGTTCATTTCCAAAGTCGCCAAAATCGCATGTTCGATGATCCACGACTGGGAACGCCCCGTTTTGCGGGAAAGCTGACGCAGGCGCTTCAGCAGGGTAGCTGTCACGCGCACGTTCAACTGAGCCTTTACAGCTTGCGTTCTGCTCTCTCTGTTGCCTCGCGGCTTTGCTGTTCGCTGAACCTCATCCTTATCCATTCCAGTTCCACTTTCTTGAGGTTAGCAGACGTTCTGGCGTCAACCATGTCTTTGACAAACTTGTGCCAGTCGTCAGAAGCCTTAACCTGTAACTCTGCCCGGCTTACCGGCATATCTCCAAGGACGGCCATCATCTGGGACAGCACGGCTGATTTTGTCTCCTCCAACAGCCGCGCCGCATGATCCAGTTCAACCCATTCCTTGGCCACCAACCGATAGCGTTCGGATATGGGAGCAGACATTAGAAGTCGTCTCCATAATCCTTATGGCCAAGGCCGCCTTCGTTCTGGCTTCCACCTCCACCAGACTTTTCTTTCATTTCACTAATAGCAACGGACATATAGCCTTCGCCGTTTTTTGACTTTTTTAGCCAGCCGGAGATACGATATTCAACGCCACGGACTTTAATGGTTCCGCTGCGATCCGGGTGGTTGTCTGTTTTCTTGTCTTTGTTAACAAAAACAGCGCCCGTCATATCCTTCATTTCATATTTATCAGCCATTATTTTCTCCTGTGGCAGAATCGGTGATATATTTCTGGATAGTCTTATATTCACGGACAATAACAGCCTGATCAGTTAGGTTCAGCTTTGACTTATTGTCCTTATTTGTCATTGTCCATAAAGCCAGATCCTCGCCAGTTTTGCACTTTTGAAGCTCTGAAATCATGGATTCCAACAGTTTTGTGGATTCTGCATCCGATTTGCCGGTAGCAATGGTTGTGACTTTATTGGCTGTGTTTCCGTCATCGTCCTCACCGGCAATACCAACGGCAGCAAACAAAGCCCCTCGCCGGGCATAAGTAAGGGCGGCAAGGCCGTCCTGAGGTTTATACGGCACAGCAATCACGGGATAGTGGCTGGCCAGCCATTCTCCGCTGCTATGGCCAAGGACAGTTTCCATCATAAGGAGGGTATCAGTAAGATAAGTGCGCTGAAATACGCATATACCCACAGCCGACAAAGCCTCACGAACTACGTTCAAACCTTCGTCCAACGTCGTGTATGTATTCTTAAAGTGTGAGTTTTTAGCGTTCTTGGTAGGATTTTGAATCGTTTTTTGGGCTTCGGCAAGAGCGCCAAATATCGCCCCGACAGTTTCGCTTTGAAAGGGACTAGCCATTCTGCTTCTCCTTTATTTTGGCTTTGATTTGATGGACGTCGTCGTTAAGTTCTTTGATAAACGTGGTAATCATCTCCCTCATGGTTGAGATAAACATTTCATCCCGCTCTACGCGCTGGACGTAAAGCTGGCCGCCTTCCGGCATACGCGGATCGTAACAGACGAAATCACACCATTTGCGGCCCGTGCAATCCAGTTGCATCTGAATCTGCGTAAGCCATTTCTGGGGGATAACATCCGTCAAAAAAATCTCAAGGTATGTTGCGGTATTGGGGCATTTAATCTCAATAAGCCCGTCATCTCCAACAAGCCCGTCAGGAGAGCAACCAGCGCCCAGAATATCAGGATGATCCATAAAACCGACTTCAACGACTGGATCAAATGTTGTGGCTGCATAAGCTGCACGGGCGTTAGGCTCCTGTTCCGTTCCCCATTTCATGGCCTCTGAGACAAATCCAACAGCCGTAGTTCCGGTGAGGATTTCAAGCACCAGTTCGGCCTTGTAATTTGTCCGGCTAGCGGCAAAACCTGATTTTGTTCTAGCCATAAGATCCGCAACGCGGGAGGCAGTTACCTTGCCTCTCCGCGCCGCAAACCATTCGTCTGTCCCTTGGACAATGACGTTTGGATTATTCATGGTTGCTTCCCTTGTTTATTTCAGACTCTACAATTTGCCATGCGTCATTAAACGCAAGCACGGCTATAGACAGATGTTTGGCGTATTTGAGATCGACAAAAATGCCAACCTTATCTGTAGCTATAGAAGATGTATTATTGTCGCCAATTTCTAAAGCCAGATGGTTTCCGCTTTTGTAAACGAAAGCCTTCAGAGGGCCGTTAGCAAAATACGACACGCTGTTAGATATTTTCATCTTAGTTCTCCATTCAAGCTGCAAGACGAATAATGTCCCGTTTGGTTTTAGCGTTCTTTATCCGAATCGCTTCCTTACCCCTAGCGACTTCCCAAGCGCGAGATATGCACTTGCCCCAAGTCCAGCCAAGGCCAAGCCTCTTTGACATGCGCCATTGCCGGTGAGCATCACGCATCACCGCGCGCCTGTCGTATTTAGGTTTAATCGTAATTTTCCTCATAGTCCCTATCCTGCGCTTTGTAGTTTACCGAATCGTTAACGGCATCGTAGATTTTGATGTTGTTCGTCAACGACTGGAACAGCTTTCCGGTAACAACAAAATCCGGCCCTAAATCGCCTTCCCGATCCTCATGCAAGGTAATGGCCTCTATGTCCCATTCAGGCCCCCAGCCGGGATCGCCACCGTAATTGTAGTCAATCAAGGCGGGAGCGCCCCAATCAGACACGGTGTATTCGATCATGGCCACAAAATCGCGGCCCATGAAGTTCAAGTAGGTTTCAGTTTCGTATGTCATAGCGGATCTCCATTCCGAATACGGTTATATGCTATCACTTGCTAGCTTGCAATAGGGGGGGGGGCTTGACAATTTGTCAGATTATTTCGTAAGGGTGGGGCATGACTAGAAAAGCACTCCCCAATCCCAAAACTACCGATAAGATTGAGCAGATTGCCAAGGAGCTTGGCGCTACCCGTGGCTCAATATACCAGTGGCGTCGTCGCGGGGTTCCTGCGGCGTGGCGTATTAAAATTGTTAGCGCGTCCAATAGCAAAGTGAAACTGTCTGATTTCCCAGAGGCGTTATGAGCGACGAACTTCACGATCACGCGGCTAACTACAGTAGCCTGTCTTACACAAAAGCTGACTGGAGGACGAAAATGCTTCAGTCTCTCCCGGAAGATTTGCCGATGTATCAAGTCAAGCGTTTCGAGTTTTACAAGCAGGCCGGTATTCCTGAACACGTTTACACTGATCTGGATGCTCAGGTGCTTCACCTTGCTTTACGCGCCCGCTTTCCGGGAATGAACCAGTGGTAATTAAGCGCAGACAGGTGGAATCCGGTATTCAGCGCGGTATTGTCCAATACATCCGTTCGGTGCTGCCAAGGGCTGTTCTTATGGCGATTCCTAACGGATCTCAGCGCACTGCCTCTGGACGTCCCGCTAACGCTGTTCCGGGTTTCTTGCCGGGCGCTCCTGATTTGATATTGGCTTTGCCTAACAAGGAGGTGATCTGGATAGAGGTAAAATCACCTATTGGACGCTTAAGTGATAATCAGAAACACGTTCACGCCATGCTTGAAACGATAGGACATAAGATCATCTTGGCGCGTTCGATTGACGATATTCGTGAGGCGTTTGCGTATTACGGCATAAAAACGAAGGATAGCTGGAATGGAGAACCTAGCGATGGCGAAAGACGCGATTAAGTGGCAGCCCGAATGGGTTGAACACGCGAAGAAGATATTGGCTGCCGGTGGCACGATGGGAGAAGCGGCCAACGGAATCAACCACAAGTTTGGCGTCGGGATCACCCGTAACGCCATGATTGGCAAACTGCACAGGCTCAAGGCTGAGAACAAATTAAATCTCCCGCCGCCTGAGCAATGGAAGAATAAGTCCATGGAGACTTTTGTTAGCTATTGGCATAGCGGCATATCCAGCACGGACATTGGCCATTACTTTGGTGTTGAGAGCAGCACAATTCGTGACAAAGCGTATAAATATGGTTTGACGCCTAGAGGCACTGAGACTGGCTGGCGCGCTCTTAAAAAGAATGTTCCCAAGACGCCAAAAGTCCAGTCTGACGGTATTAGCAAGCAGACTACGTTTCCAAACCCGGATGCTAAAGCTGTGCTATTTGAAAATTTAACTAGCCGCATGTGTCGGTTCGTTATAGGTGATAAACCTTTCTATTTTTGTGGTGCCGAAGTCGAACTTGGTTCGCCCATCCCTTACTGCTCTTATTGCAGAAAAGTGATGTATGTGCCTGCGAAGCGTTAGGGAGGAGAAATTGGCTACAGAAAAAGAATTAGTGGATTCTAACGATATTATTCATCTGTTAGAAAAACACTACGAAACGACTGGGCTTAAGGTTTTGCGTATTGCGGCTTCTGAGTTGCGTCGTTTGTATAAGCTTCTTGATCAGGAAGTTTTGCGTATTGAAAACGGGGAACCTGAAAACCTAACGATCCGTATGAGTGTAGTCCTTAAAATGGCGCATCGTTATTTTGGTATGCCGATTGATGACATAACGTCTCACAAGCGTTCGTTGAAATACATGGCTCCCCGGCAAGTCTCAATATACGTTGCCCGCAAGCTTACGGATTTATCTACGCCACAAGTTGGTAAATGGTTTGGTGGGCGTGATCACACGACAGTTATTCACGCCTGCAAGAAAGTGGATGAGGAGATAGGGAAGGGTAACAAACAGTGGATCAAATACGTCGATGAACTTTCTGCGCTGTGCAAGAAAGAAGCGGCTATTGAACATGCTCGAATAGAGGAAGCCAAAAGATGTCAGCAGATAACGAACCTGTCCTTGAGGACGCGTCCCGCGTTGACGCCGTAACGCTTGAGACTGTGGATAAGTGCATGGGTATTGTGGACGAAGTTTGCCGTGAAAACGGTTTTGATGCTTCAGCCATGATATTCATGTCTGTCCATGTCGCCGCCCATCTTATGGCTCGTGGATTGTTCTTTGCCGATGGCGCTGAAGGGCGCGACAGGCTGCGTAACAAGATGATGGATAATGTTGCGGAAATCCTTGATTCGGCCCGCCAGCATATTGATCAGTCAGAGCGTGAGCTTAACCAGATCCAAATCATCAGGCCGAATTAGTAATCCTCAAATGACGACGGCGGCTTGACATGCGCCAGCCGCCGTCTATTCTGGGAAAGGTTCGGGGCTGCAACCCCTAACCGGATGACACTGGAAAGCTAAAGGAACAAAGCTATGCCATCGGCTAGCAAGATAAATACGTCCAAAAACCCCCGGAATCAAGATGCTGCCTACATAGAGGCGGACATCCTTACCAATTTGCGACTAGCTGCTGAGTTTTCTCGCCTAGCCGAAGATCACGGCGCTTTGTTTGACGATAACGGTTTCCGCTATTGCGTGGATCGTTTCCTTGAACATGCGCGTCTTGTGTCCACGAATCTCAAGAAACTTAGGGAGACTAGCTAAACCTTGGCTATTGTTTCCCTAACCAGCCACCAGCTTAGGTGAGCCGCCCGGATCATGTATCCGATTGAGCGGGGACAAAACCGGGAATACTAAAAATGGGGGCTGTCCCGGCCCGGTGGGAAATCTTGCGGAAAGATCCACCATACCTGACGAATGCAGACGATACACAAGTCCACATGGCGTGGCCGGAGCGGCAAGGGGATGCCGTTAGGGTGAACAGCCCATCCTAGTCAGGGAATACCAGAACCGCTGCCGAACCCGTCCGTGACAGGCCCAAATGGCCTATCCACATTCAAGTTAGTCCTTGAGGTGGTATCGGAGCATACGGGAGAGGGAGCTATGCCAAAAATCAGGAGAATGTAAACATGGAAGATCACAAATACACCTACCCGGATTTAGTGAGCGTAGAGGACTGGCTGAATGCTAAGGGCTACACTGGAGAGGCGGGCGCTTGTCATCAGGCCATGAGCCTTATTCGTAAGCAGGAAAATCAAAATCAGATATTAAAATCGGCTCTAAAGAAATTGTGCGAGTCCGTGGAATTGGCTCAACAGGCCGGATGTATAAATGGATGGGATTTTGCGATTACTCTCCCGAAAGCCTACGAAGCTCTAAAGGAAAATAAATGAGTAATGATGGCCATAACCCAATGCGCTGGAACTGCGAAACCAAAGGGTGCTTTAACAAACGCAAGCGCCCCAAGATTGAGGTGTTCCATAAGAACTTCCCCGGCAAGATTAACTTCTCAGACGTTGATGGGATCGTGGAGATATCCGGCAACGCTCTGATGCTGGAATGGAAAGACAAAGATGTTCCGATCCCGACAGGGCAGGCCATTATGTATGAGCGGTTGAGTAAACATGGGCCAATTACGGTAATGTGCGTAGCTGGTGATGCTGAGACGATGGAAGTCTATCAATACGGTATATTTCACAAGGGTAAGTTCACTGGTTGGAAGGACGCCGACATGGAGTTGATCCAAGATAAAATTCGCAAGTGGACACATTACGCCTTGGATCATCCAAGAGTTTAGGTATAAATATAAAAGATCACTACAACTGCGTTTGAATGGAGAAAGCAATGCAGTTACGCGATTACCAAGCGGAAGCTATAAATAATCTTAGAGAAGCCATAACTCGCAAAGAAAAGCCTGTTCTGTCTGCGCCCACAGGATCAGGTAAAACGCTTATTGCGTCTGAAATATTTTCTATGGCTAGGGCCAAAGAAAAGCGTGTTGTGTTTGTCGTTCCGTTTCTGTCGTTGATCAATCAAACATGGAAGGCGTTTGAGCGCGCCGGTATTGATGGCCGTGAAATGGGAATCATACAGGGGGATCACCAGCTTACGGATTACAGGAAGCCTGTCCAGATTGCCTCTGCTCAGACTTTGGAGCGTCGTCCAGTTCTTCCTAAGGCTGACATTGTTATTTTTGATGAGTGCCACATCAATCGTAAGATTTATCAGCGTTGGATGAATGAAGCCCCTGATGTGTATTTCATAGGATTGTCCGCTACGCCTTGGGCTGTTGGCATGGATAACCTGTGGACACAGATGATCATTGTGTCGACGTTGAGTGAGCTTATTCAGAAGGGGCATTTGTCGCCGTTTAAGTATTTTGCCCCGGCCCAACCTGATCTGTCTAAGGTTCGTGTTCGACTTGGCGACTATGTCGAATCAGATCTTGAGAAGGTTATGGGTAGCTCTGATCTCATTGCTGACATCGTGAATACATGGCGTGAAAAGGCTGAAAGCCGTCCTACATTTTGCTTTTGCGTAAACCGCCGCCACGCCCAAGAAGTTCAGGCGCAGTTCTTATTGGCTGGTGTCCCGGCTGGATATGTTGACGCCAATACGCCTGTGGATGAGCGTGAGGCTCTGGTTGAGCAGCTTCGCCGTGGTGATCTGAGCGTCATCTGCAATATCGGAACGATGACGACTGGCGTTGATGCGCCTTTCGTGTCGTGCATCATTCTGGCTAGGCCCACCAAATCTGAGATGCTTTATATCCAGATCATTGGCCGTGGGTTACGGACTGATGCGGCCTCTGGGAAATCGGATTGCTTGATTCTGGATCACTCAAGCACAGCCCTGAACCTTGGCCGCCCGGATGAGATTTATTACGAGACGTTTCGATCCGGCAAAGAGGCCAAGGCCGGGGACAAAAGGAAAAAGGATAAAGAGGAGAAAAAGCCGAAGCTTTGCCCTCATTGTAAATTTGTCCTGCTCCCCAAGGAAAACGACTGCCCTTCCTGCGGCTTTGTATTCCCGCCGCCTGTCAGTGATGTTGAGGTTGGCGCTGGGGAGTTGACTGAACTTGGCCACGCTGGCGTTAGGGGTAAGGCTAAGAAGGATGAGAAGCAGTCTTTTTATTCTGGGCTGCTCTGGATTGCCAATGACAGGGGCTACAGTAAGGGCTGGGCGGCCCACAAATACAAAGCCAAGTTTGGTGTGTGGCCCCGGCTTCTTGACGAAACGCCTGCCTTCCCTGATGCTTTAGTCTTTAATTATGTGAAGTTCAGCAACATCGCTTGGGCCAAGTCCAAGAATAACCCGAATAATTCGGCTAAACAGACGCTGTCTACCGAATCAATCCGTAACCGGATACGCAATCAATTCTCCCATGGGAGGGATCATGGCTAGGGCTGGCAGGAAGCGTAAAGAAGGTGATCGTTATCCCGGTGGCCAGATCCGCCCGGCAGAGGAAGGGCCGTCGCCGTCCGCCATAAAGCGCCTTCGCAACGCTGCGATACTTGGCATGGCTGATCCTCAGTGGGGTAGCGTGGCTGGGCTTTGCTACCTTCAAAGGATGATTGACGATATTGAGTATGAAGCCGCTAAGAGGTTTGGGGATCTCCATGCCCAATACATCGGGGTAATTGGCGGCCCCCGTCAGCCCAAGACATCTACCGGGGAGCGCCCTACGCGGGCTACTGAGGTGGACGTTGATACGGAACAGGGTGATCGGGAGGCCAAACGCCACATCGCCGTTATGACGCGCTATAACGACGCACATACGGCATTGCTTATGGTTAGCCCTGTCACTGAAGCTGATCTGATTCGGTTTTGCGCTATGCCGGGCGAATCACCGAATGGATATGAGGGCATGGTTCGTGTCCGCACTGGCCTTCGTGCGTTGGCTACCCTGTGGAAGATCACGAAATAAAAAAAGCCCCGCCGAAGCGGGGCAATACCAAGGGAGGAAAATCAATCCTCTCACAATATTTAAATTCAGTCAAATTTGACTAAGTGTCAGACAGATTATAGTTAGGAAACAGAACCCATCTGGTTCTCCTTTCTAACTTATTCGCCGGTTCCCTATCCCGGCGATATGCCCCGCCAGCGTCATCTCCATTCCGCTGGTGGGGCCTTTTTTTATTTACGATACTTCTCGTATGTTGCCTTGGCCTTAGCAAAGTGGCCATTGGTTTCTGATTCGATTTCAGCTTCCGCAAACGGCTGTAAGGCTTCCATCAGTTCGTCGGCCTTCAACTGAAGCTTGGCTATTTGCCAGCGCAATTCTGGATCTTCTGATTTACGGCTACGAAGTGTGGTGGCGTCAAAGATCGTGCGTTTCATATTTCGATAACCTTTGAGCCAGTTCTTCGTTTTTGCGTTTCAGCCGATCAAGCTTGCGATCCAAAGTGCCGATCTTTTCGTATTGCTGCTGGAGGCCCATGGCGGCCCCCAACATGATTGCCTGCGCCAATTCCAGCTTTTGTTCCTGATCCACCCGGAACGTCTCAAGCTGTCTGATTAGGGGCAGGATTTCGATCTTAGGCTTGCCCGGCATTGTCGCCGTCCATGTCGTCATCAGACAAACTATCAAATTTTTTTGTAGCTTTTTCCCATCCTTTTGGATCGCCCACCTTTGCGATTGTGGCGGCCAGTGATGCCATTGCCAGAGATAAGGTGTCGATTGATTCGTTCATTTCAGATATTTTATCAAGAAGGGCATCAAACTGATTATCGTTCATTTTCTGTCTCCATTCTGGTGTCTCCCCGGCGCTACGCTACCCGCGCTGTCGGCATTCCGGCTGTTGGCCCGCGCGAACCGTGGCCTTCTCAGGGAGTGAGGCACAATCACTTTTTTCTGAAATTTTGTCAAATTACCTGTTGCATCTTATCTGACAATATGTATGATTACTGTATCAACTGATGGAGATTGATATGAGCAACGTCAAGAACGCCCCCGAAGGTCGCTACTTTACCGAACATGGATATAGCGAAAGCTATCCGTGGATCGTTAAGAAGGTTAGCCCGTCTGGCAAAACCATCACGCTGGCGCGGGTTGAGACAAAAAACGATCCGGATTGGAAACCCAATATTTTGCCGGGCGGTTTTTGCGGCCATTGCGATAACCAGCACGCGCAAACGTGGATTTTTGATAGCATCTGCCCGATGTGGACAAAAACAATCCGTTTAAACAAATGGGGGCAGTGGGCTCATAAGGGCGTTCGCTTCACGGAATCCCCAAACGGCCCGTATTATTTCTATGATTACAATTTTTAGGAATCTGGGGCTTTGGCCCCTTTTTCTTGCTTGACTGTTATCTTACAATCTGTATAATCAAATCATCAAAGTGAATGGAGAATCACGATGAAATCTGAACTTGCTGATCGTTACGCCGCCCTGAAAATTGAACTGGAAGCGGCTCAGGCTGCTCTGGATGCGGTTAAGGCTGAAATCATCGCTACTGGCTGCGATATTCTGGAAGGCGATGACTTCCGGGTTAACGTGGGCCTTCAGGAGCGCACGACTATATCGGCCAAAGAAGCTGAGAAGGTTCTGCCCCCGGAACTGTATGGCGTCCTCGCCAAGACGACGATGTTCCCTGCTGTTCGCTATAAAGCCATCAAGGCTTGATATGACTGCCGCTTGGAGACGTAAGGAACCTCGCCACTTTGATCGCCATTCCCAACTGACAAAGGCTGAGGCAGCAATGTATCAGCTTGTGATACAGGGGATGGCGATTGAAGATATTTGCAAGGCCCTGAGCATCACCCGTGAGACGGCCAAAAACCGTATGCAGATCATCAGGGAGAAAACTAGGTGAGAAGTTCCCCCATCCCGTTCGCCATGCTTGGGCTTGGCATTATCATAGGCGCTGGACTGACTCTTGCGGCGTCACCTACCCCCGTATGGAATGTGAAGTGTCAAACTTACGGCGTGTCGCATAAGGTAGCTACGGCCTATGTCCTGAAGCCTCCTCCGGCTGAGGTGGTTTACAAGGCTTGCCCGCAAGTAACAGAAAAGGCCGAACCTGTTAGCGAGCCGGAAATAACTAAAGCGGACGAAAGCAAGCCGCGCCGCCATCGGCGTCATAGAGTGAGGAGGTATTGGCGATGACTGACTACGCCAAAATAATCGACAATCTCCGAAATGAACCAAATTATCAAAACTTGTGGATTTATGAAGCCGCCGACGAATTAGAGGCGCAGGCGCGACGGATTGCGGATTTAAGCAAAGAAGCTGACATGATGCACAGCGAGTATAAAACAGCCGCCGCCCGCATCGCGGAACTTGAAGCGGCGCTGAAACCGTTTGCGGACTTAGCTGACGAATGGGGAGTTACCGAAGGCGACGAGCGTTTCAGCATACAAGCGTATGTATTTCCTGACGAACTCCGCGCCGCCCGCGCCGCTTTGGAGGAAAAGTGATGAGTAACTACAAAAAAATTATCGACAACCTTCGCGATGAGCCGAACTATCAAAACTTGATGATAGTTGAAGCTGCTGATGCGATTGAAGCACAGGCCGCCCGCATCGCGGAGCTTGAAGCGGCGCTGAAAGCTGCGTTGAGGTACATTGAGAACACCGAAGACGAATTAGGTATCGAATTAGACTGCCGTTTCGCCGCCCGCGCCGCTTTGGAGAAGGATAATGCCAAGTAGCCCTGAAAAGAAAAAAGAACAGCGTAAGCTTAGGCATGAAAGGGTAAAGGCCAAGATGGCTGCTGATCCTGAATATGCTGCCAAATATCGTGATTCTGTCAAAGCGGCCCAAAAGCGGTATGAGGCTAAAAAGAAGCTTCAACGGTTCTCCCGCGAGTCATCTGGCATTGTTGGCTCTGGTAAACCCGGCAGGATTGTTGCACTTTGCGGGTGGATGAACTGGTAATTTGCCTTGAGGATTGATTAAATGTCTGATATAAAAAGCATTCTTGCGGAGCGCGGCAAAACTCACGGCGATTACGCTCGCCATGCTGGGACAACCCAGTGCCTAAAGTCTGTTATGCGGAATACCCGCAACTGGGGAGATTTAACCCCCTCGCAAACCGAATGCCTTGAGATGATCGCCCACAAAATAGGCCGGATACTCAGTGGTGATCCAAACCATACAGATCACTGGGACGATATCTCTGGTTACGCTACGCTGGTAGCTGAACAGCTTAGGAAGCGGTAATCCAATAGCTAAAGCTTAACCACAATCGTTGACATACCATTCAAATGAGGTATTCAATTACCACATGCCTAAAGGTGTTAAGGGAAATAACCACAATCCAAATGGAAGGCCGGTAGGAATCCGCCAGCCCCAGACGACTGTTGGTTACAAGACTATTGCCGATATCCGGGCCTACTGTAAGCAATGGACGTTCGATGCGGTTGATGTGACTGTTAAAATCCTGAAGGATGAGGGAGCCACTCCTGCTGCTAGGCTGGTTGCCGCCCAGATGCTTCTGGATCGTGGTTGGGGTAAATCAGCCCAGATCATTGAAGGGACGATCAACCACTATGATCGGATGAGCGACGATGAACTTATCAAACTTGTCGAGGGAACAGTTGTTGCAACTGGCCCCAATAGCGGCAGAGTTGAGTTTGAGGAAGTCGAGGAGGAACTGCCAGAGTGATCTGGCTACCTTCGTCCATGAAGCTTGGAAAGTCGTAGAGCCGGGAAACCCTCTGATCTGGGGATGGCACATGCAGGCCATCTGCGATCATTTGGAGGCTGTGGCCAATGGGGAGATCAACCGGCTTTTGATCAACGTCCCTCCGGGTTTCTCCAAGTCCCTGCTGACGTCTGTGTTCTTTCCTAGCTTCGTTTGGGCCAATGATCCGCATATGCGGTTCCTGTGCGCCTCGCATAGCCAGAACCTAGCCATCCGCGACAGCACCAAGATGCGGCGTCTGATCCAGTCCGAATGGTATCAGGAGCGCTGGGGCAAGGAAGTCGTCCTGACGGGCGATCAGAACGCCAAAACTAAGTTCGAGAACACAAAGGCAGGGTTTCGTGAGGCAGTCGCCGCTGGAAGCATTACGGGTAGCCGTGGCGATATTGTCATTATCGACGATCCTCATTCTGTTGAGTCTGCGTCGTCTGAGGCGATGCGGGCGACGACTGCGGAATGGTTCCTTGAGGCGGTTCCTACCCGTCTGAATAACCCGGCTGAATCAGCCATCATCGTGATCATGCAGCGTCTCCATGAGGAGGACGTTTCCGGTATTATCATTGATAAACAACTGGGTTATGAGCATTTGATGCTCCCCATGAAGTTTGAGCCTGATCGTAAGTGCGTCACCTCGATTGGCTTTGAAGATCCTCGTGAGGATGATGGAGAGCTTCTGTTCCCTGAGCGCTTCCCGCTTGAGGTGGTTGAGCGCGATGAACGGGTTATGGGGCCTTACGCGGCAGCCGGGCAATTCCAGCAGCGTCCGACAGTCAGGGGCGGTGCGATCATTCGCAGGCAGGACTGGATGCTCTGGGATCAGGCTGAGGCGAATGCCCATGGCGTCAAGGATGGTGCTTCTTACCCGGCAATGGATACGATTATAGCCAGTCTGGACACTGCCTATACTGAGAAGCAGGAGAACGACGCCAGCTACCTGACGATCTGGGGCGTCTGGCAGCGCAGCGCTGCGGCGGCCTTTGCCCATGTCAACCGGGACGGAACGCGCTTTGAGCATGTTGAGGAGCGGGACACTGTGCCTGCCGTCATGCTCATGTATGCCAAGGAGATGCGCCTAGCTATCCATGGCGAGAACCTTGAGCCTGAGCCGGGTGAGACTGAAACAGCCTTCCGCATCCGCCAGCGCAACGCTTGGGGCCTGTGCGAGTGGGTGACGCACCATTGCAACCAGTTCAAGGTGGACAAACTCCTGATAGAAGCCAAGGCCAATGGTATTACGGTTGGGCAGGAACTGAAGCGCCTGAACCGGGTGAACCGCTGGAGCGTTGAGCTTGTTAATCCGGGTGCCTTGGACAAGGTTGCCCGCGCCTATGGTATCCAATCGACATTCACCAACGGACAGGTTTATGCTCCTGATAGGGACTGGGCTGAGAAAATAATCGCACAATGTGAAGCTTTTCCTAAAGGAAAGTTCGACGACGGAGTCGATAGCACCACCCAAGCCCTGCGTTATCTCAGAGAACGTGGCTTGTTAGACAGGCAAGAGGACATCGCCGCCCGCGCTGCGTGGGAAGCTGGCCAGCCTATTAAGAAAAAAATACTTTACGACGTATAGTAGATACTATACAGTCTACGACATGAAATACGCATACAATCTTACTTATGAGCGCGCCCATCAGCTTCTTGAATACAATCAGGAGACTGGTGATCTGGTTTGGAAGAAGCGCGGTGTCCAGCCGTTTGATTGGGGAACTGCCGGGAAAGTGGCTGGATTTGTTGATGAGAAGGCGGCTGGGCGCAAGTGCGTTCGCATAGACAAGAAGCTGTATTTGGCCCACCGGGTTATCTGGCTTATGGTTACGGGATCGTGGCCTTCCATGGACATTGATCACAAGAATGGTAATGCCGGAGACAATCGCTTTGATAACCTTCGGTTGGCAACTGTCGCCGAGAACAATCGGAACACAGGCGTTTCAAAAAACAGCACGACTGGGTTTAAAGGCGTTCATTTTTACAAGGCAGGCCAGAAGTATCAGGCCCACATCACCGTTAACCGTAAGCGGATTCATTTAGGCTATTATGCGACAGCGGAAGAAGCCCACGCCGCTTATTGTAAGGCTGCTGCTGATCTGCATGGCGATTTCAGTCGCGTTGCATAAGCGTAGGAGATAGCATTCGTGGCGAATGTGCGGGGACGTTGGGGGCTAACGGCCTTTGAGCCAACTGCACATCGTAACTCAACCCTCATGGGCCACGACGGTTATTAAGGAACAAAATGACGGATAATAACCGACTTACCGACTTCCCCGCCCTTGTCGAACTGGCCAACAGGCTGGAGGGCAAGGATCGAAAGACATGCGAACTGGCGTTATACACGCTGAAGAAGCAGGATGAGCGGCTGGCCAAGCGGGACGCCCGCATTGCTGAGCTTGAGGCATTTCGCCGGGACGCTCTGAAGGAAGTGACTGAACTGGCTAGAGAGTGCGGCGGCCTTAGGGCTGTGATTCTGCCGTTTGCTGGAGTGGCCGATAGCATCCCTGCCCATCTTGATGATGACTATATGTGGCCTGATTGCTTTCCTGCTGGCGACATTCGCGCTGCTGATGCAGCTATAAAAACCCACCCGAAGTGATACTTTTGGGTAGGTAAAGTATGGGAGATAGGGATGGAATTGGCCAATGGCCGGGTAGTTCTCCACGCTGGAGACTGCTTGGAGGTTCTGGCGTCATTGCCGGAGAACAGCATTGACGCGGTGGTGACTGATCCGCCTTACGAACTTGGCTTCATGGGCAAGTCATGGGACGCCAGCGGAATTGCTTTCTGCCCTGATACTTGGCGTCTGCTTTGGCGAGTTTTGAAGCCGGGCGGCCATTTGGTAGCGTTTGGCGCTCCTAAGAATTATCATCGGCTTGCTTGCGCGATTGAAGATGCGGACTTTGAGATACGCGACAGCTTGATGTGGGTTTTCGGGACTGGGTTTCCGAAATCTATGGATGTCAGCAAGGCGATTGATAAGGCTGCTGGCGCAGAGCGCGATGTTCTGGGCGTATCCGGTAAAAGCGGGGCGGCCCGTTCATGTATGGCGGGTGACTTTGCCGGCGGTGAATACTATGAAACAGCCCCGGCAACAGACGAAGCCAAACAATGGGACGGCTGGGGCACAGCTCTAAAGCCTGCGTATGAGCCAATCGTCCTCGCCCGCAAGCCGTTAAGCGAAAAGACAGTCGCGGCGAATGTTTTGCGATGGGGAACCGGCGCGTTGAATATTGATGCGACGCGGATTGCTCATAACGAGCCAATCAAAACCATGAAGGCGCAAGATGCTGGTAACTTGGTTTATGGGCAAGCTGGACGCAGGGCAGAAACGACTGAGTTAAAGGAAGCGGGCCGATGGCCTGCCAATCTCTGCCACGATGGAAGCCAGCAAGTTCTAGACTTGTTTCCGCAATCCACTGGCAACAAGGGCATACACGGCACAATGGGCGGCGGTCGTTCAGGCGGTATTAAAGGCGCTGCGAAGCAGCGTGAATACGATTTTGCCGGTTATGGTGACGAAGGTTCCGCAGCCCGTTTCTTCTTTTCGGCAAAATTAAATGACGAAGAACGTGGCGCGGTGTTTGGTTCAGAATATGAAAATGCCGCAAACGAACTGGAGAAAATTGCCAGAGAGTGGGATGAACAAGATAAGGAGCGCCTAGCTTATGCGCGTTGGTTTGCCTCAAAGCTAAGGGCAAAGGCTCAGCCGATTGAGAACGATGAAACGCCTCGCTTTCATTACAGCGCCAAGGCCAGCAAAGCAGACAGAGCAGGCTCAAAGCATCCGACAGTCAAGCCGGTAAGCCTGATGCAATGGCTTGTCCGCATGGTTACGCCGCCTAACGGAAAGGTGCTTGATCCCTTCGCGGGTTCTGGCACAACTGGCATGGCTGCGGTTAATGAGGGATTTGAGGCTGTTCTGATTGAGCGTGAACTTGAGTATCAATCGGATATAAGGAACCGGCTCCATGGCTAAGCGCGGCGGAATATATCACTACGTCAATGACGTAGACGCGGCTCAGTGGGAGGCCCATGGCTGGGTTCGCGCTGAGGACTTCCTTATGCCAAAGCGGGCGGATCATGTTGTCTACCGCTGGGCTGGCCCCGGCCCTGTGTCGATCCCCTATCTGGATGCTGAGCGGAACAAGCAGCTTGCGGATCTTGATTGTATCTGGCCCGATCCGGTTGGCGGCGACGGGGATTGATAATATAAGCTAGCTGATGGGAAGGTGGCGAAACGGTAGTCGCGGCCAAGACGTTGGCTGATCTCTGCCAAATACTAGATAGGCATGTCGTGCAGGTTCGAATCCTGCCCTTCCCACCATATTGCCAAACGCCGCTCATTCCTTGCTAATTTCCCGAAAATCAATTAAAAAAATATACATCCCATACTTTGTCTGCGCCCCGGAGGCTGCCTTGTTTACAATGGCTGAAGCTGAAGCCAAGCATGAGCAGTTGAAGCAGGAAATGCGCCGCATCCGCCGGGCTATCCGGACGAATGAGGACGTAGAGGGTTTGGAAGAAGCTCTGAGGATGGTTCGGGCGCAGGCTACTGCCTTGGCCAAGGCTCTTGAGCGCCAGCGGGAACTGACGGCTTACCTGATGATGTGCGACTGTTTTGGCGGCCCGCAATGAGCAGGCCCGTCCCGCTCAAGCCGATGTTCCCGCCTCCTGCTGATGGACAGGTTATCTGGCTGACGGTTCGTCTTAGCCCTAGTCCCGTAAACCTTTATCGCGTTCAGTCGATTTATCAGGACGGCCTTTATTATGCCGTTCAGGAACCAGCCGCCGGGCCTATCCCCGGAACTTATGTGGGCTGGATCGAAAGCAACTAGGATTTCCCATGGATCATCATAACCTTCGACAGTCCGGCCCCGGCCAAGCCTCTTTGCCGGATGAGGAAGCTGTGAACCTTGGCGGCCTTGAAGAAGCGGTTAAGGACGCCAGCATTCTTCAGGTTGAACTGTCTGACGGTTCGGTGAGCATTAATTTCGCTCCCCATGTTAAAGCCGGTGCAGGCGACGACACTGAGCATGAGGAGAATCTTGCCCTGCACGTTGATCAGGGTGAGCTTGCCAATGTCGCGGATAATTTGTTGCGGCATATCCGTGAGGACATCACCCGTCAGGAGCAGCGCCTTCAGGACGTTGTGAAGGGCATAGATCTGCTTGGCATTAAGCTGGAGGAACCGCGTGGCGAACCGAACGATGAGGGTATTTCGGTTGTGCGTCATCCGCTGCTCCTCGAAGCCGTCCTTAGGTTTCAGGCAAACGCGCGTGGCGAAATGCTTCCAGCCGATGGCCCTGTCAAAGTTGCGAATGATGGGGATCAGACGGTTGAGCTAGACGCCGTCGCCAATGCTCTTGAGCAGGACATGAACCACTATCTGACGGTGGGCGCTCCTGAGTATTACCCCGACACGGATCGTATGTTCTTTACGCTAGGCCATGGCGGCGAAGCGTATAAGAAAGTTTACTTCCACCCGATCAAGCGCCGTCCGGTTTCTGAGACGGTGGATCGCAAGGATCTGATCCTGTCTGATGGCGCGGTGAGCCTTGAGGCTTGTTCGCGTATCACCCATCGTTCCAAAATGCGCCCGTCTGAGATTAAGCGGATGCAGCTTGCTGGCGTTTGGCGTGAGGCCCCGCTTGGGCCGCCTGCCATGTCTACGATGGCGACGAACACGGTTGATGTCGCGCTTCAGAATATTTCTGGCTTTGATCCCAAATCGACGGTTGAGCCTGAGGAAGTCGATAGAGAGATTTACGAGTGCTATTGCGAGATTGATCTGCGCGGCTATGAGCATATGGAGGACGGCGAGGCTACTGGGTTGGCGCTTCCCTACCGTGTGACGATTGACAAGGATTCTAAACAAATCCTTGAGATCCGCCGCTGGTGGGAGGAAGGCGATGATACCTACACCCGCAAAGAAGTTTTCGTGGAATACGTTTTTGTCCCAGCATTTCCCGGTGTTAACTTGGGTTTGCTGCATATCTTGGGAAATGCCACTCGCGCTCTTACTGCTGCTTGGCGTATTGCTCTGGACAATGGAATGCTGGCTAACTTCCCCGGCGGCATCATGGCGCGCAGCACGGGTAAGCAGCAGACGACATCCATCAGAGTAGGGCCGGGCCAAGTTGCGCCGATGGACAATGATGGCATTCCGCTCAAGGACGCCTTCATGCCTCTGCCCTACCGCGATGTGACGGGCGGCTTTGTTCAGATCATCCAGAACGTGGAGCAGACTTCTCAGCGTCTGGGCGGAACGGCTGAGACAGCGGTTGGTGAAGGCCGTAGCGATGCTCCGGTTGGAACGACGATTGCCCTGATTGATCAGGCCACGAAGGTTCTGAGCGCTGTTCACAAGCGTATGCACACTGCCCAGCAGAAAGAGTTTGCTCTGCTGAAGGAATTGTTCAGGAAAGATCCTGAAGCTCTGTGGCGTTCTAACCGGAATCCGGCTTTTGAGCGTGACGTCGCCCGTCTTGAGGCGGCGCTTGAGAACAAGGACATTGTCCCGAAGGCTGATCCCAACACGGCTAGCCAGACGCTTCGCATCCAGAAGGCCATCGCCATTTACCAGATGGCCAAAGAAAACCCGGCGATGTTTAACCAGAAAGAGGTTTACACCCGGATCATGGGCATGGTTGGCATTGAGGACGCTGAAAGCCTGTTCAACAATTCGCCCGGCGGCCCGCCCCCGATTGATCCGATCAAGCAGATGGAAGCCAACGCCAAACTGGCTGGCGTTCAGGCCAAGGTTGCTGAGATGGGCAGCCGTCAGCAGATTGCCGCTAGCCAAGAGCAGACGAAGATTGCCATGGCTCAAGCCAAAATGGCTGAGACGCGGGTGCGTGAGAAGGAAGTCGCCATTGATGCGGCTAATCACGCTGCGGATCGTCGTTCCAAGGAAGCTCTGGCCCAAGCCGATTTGCAGCAGTCCATGCTGGTTCACAGTGATAAGCTGTTGAAGGATCGTGCGGCCATGCAGGCTGATGATCAATATCGCCAGCAGGAAGCTGAGTTTAAGCGCCAACAGGCGATGCAAAAACCCTTCGGGAGTGAGTGATGCTTTGCACCCGTTGCAAGGTGGATAAGCCGGAAACGTCAGAGTTCTTTCCGCTCCACAATCGCAAGAAAAACGGGTTGGATAGCTGGTGCCGGGAATGTCGTAGCTCCTACCGTAGTGGCACAAGGCGCGGCAAATATCGAAGCATGATAAGCGATGATGCTTTATCCGGCATTATCAAAAGCACATACGAATGCACGATATGTGGTGATGAGACTGATCTAGTCGTCGATCATTGCCACAAGACGAATAAAGTTCGCGGGATGCTTTGCAATAGGTGCAATCAGGGCCTTGGCCTTTTCCGCGATGATCCAGAATTGCTTGAGTTTGCAAGAATATACTTGCTTTCCGCAAAGGATGAGCAAGAGGCTGAAATTTATATCAATAGAGATATATCCTCTGAGGACTGCCTAAATGGCTAAAACCCCCGTATGGCAAAGAAAAGCTGGCCAGAATCCGAACGGCGGATTGAACGAAGCTGGCCGCCGTTCTTTGAAGGCAGAGGGGCATGATATTAAACGCCCTCAACCAGAGGGTGGCCCTCGTAAAAAGTCTTTCTGTGCGCGTATGGAAGGTGCCAAGAAAAAGCTGACGTCTGCTGAAACGGCCAATGATCCCGACAGCCGGATCAACAAGTCTTTGCGGGCTTGGAACTGCGCTGATGGCGGGGCGGTTGATCCGTATGCCGCTGTGCAAGAAGCGGCTAAAGGCGGTGAGGTTTGGGATAAGCCCCGCCCCAAGAAGCTGGGCAAGCCTGAGCCGCTGAGCAGCAAGGAAAGGGCCAGCGCCAAAGCTGCGGCCAAGGCTGCTGGACGTCCGTATCCGAACCTGATCGACAATATGCGGGCTGCTAGGGCGGATGGTGGCGAGGCTGATCCGTATGAATCGGTTCAGCAGGCTGCCAATACCGATGGCGGCATGGGCCGGTTTAGCGATGAGGATATTAATCGCGCGGCCCATGGCGCTACGCCTGCCGTTCCTCCGCTGACTGTCATGGAGAACGCGGCTCCGGCTGCGCCTGTGTCTGATGCGATGAGAAGCGCTTACAACGCTGCGGTTCCCCCGACTGCCAGACTTTTGGCTGAGAGCGCGATTGGCGTTCATACGCCTATCACCGAACGGGATTTTTCGCCGTCTGACATCCAAAACATGAAGGATCGTCTGGCTGAACAGCAGCAGTTTAATGCTGTTAGGGAAAGAAATCTTCAGGACATTCAGTATTTAATGACTCCTGAAAAATACCGTCATCATCAGGCGATGACTGATCAGCCTATTGGCGGAACTGAAGATTATCGTTTGATGATGGCCCAGAATGCTGAGAAGCTTAAGTCTTTTCAGGATACCCGTGGCCAGACAGCGGTTCCGTATGGCAATACGTTTGGCAGAGATGATCAGTCTAATCAGCCGCTTAGCGTTTATACGCCAGAGCAAGGTAACTTCCTGACATCTCTGCAAAGATCATATACTGATCCGGGCTATCGCACGGGCATGACGCTTGGCCGTTTTAACGTCTACGACACGCCGCAAGGCCGTGTGGCTGTGGATAACTATGACTTCCGGGGCCGCAAGCAAACTCCATCCGAAATGCTGCATGAGTTCCAGACGCAGCCGACAGTGACTGCGATTCGCGGGGCTATTCCGACTGTTTTTCCGAATATTGAGCGTCCGGTTGCGATTAACTTGGATCGTCCCGGCAACTATACCTACACCGGAAAGCCGATTGTCACGCCCGGTTCGCACTTAGATCCTGAGCAGACGGCCACTCCCAGCCGCGACATCAGAGAAGATTACCAAACAAAAACGCCGGGGCTTCATCAGTTCTCCCAGTCTGCTGCTGAGAGCCGGACGCCTAACATAACAACTGTGCTTCCGCCCCGCCGTCCGACGTCATTTGCTGATGGTGGCCCAGTTGATGATCGGGCGCATGAGTTCGTTCAAGAGCAGCTAAAGTCTGGGGAGCCGCAAGCCCCGCAGTATGTGGCGGAGAATGACTTTCCCGCCCGCGCTGCGCGTGGTGTTGAGGCTGTGGATACGGCTGCTTCCCGTGTGAATAACATGCTGGCGAATTTCGCTGGCCAGCCTGCCATGCGTTCCCCGGAAGGCCGTTCATCGTCTGAGATTGTCCAGTCTGCCATGCCGGTTGATCCGTATCAGGCGGTTCAACAAGCAGCGCGCCAATGGCATGAGGGTGATCGTCTGGGCGCTGCTGAGACGATGGCTGCTGGTATGCCGATGCAGGGAGCCATCCGTTCTTATCATGGCTCTCCAAAACAATTTGAGCGCTTTGACACCGGCAAAATTGGCACGGGTATTGGTGCTCAAGCATATGGCCATGGATTGTATTTTAGTGACAATCCAAATGTAGCCCGTGGATATCGGACTGCGGATGAGCCCGTAAGAATTGGTGGCCGTCCAGCCTCTGAAGTTTACTGGAATCTTGACACGAAGGCCGCCCAAGTCCCGATTTCAGAAGCATCAAAATACTATGATCGGATGAGCGTCCTTGAGCATTTGCTTGACAAGGGTGATGCTCTTGCAGTGAGAGACGCGGCCTCACGGCATATGTTTGAGCCGGGTGCCTTTGAATGGTTTAAGAATGAAATTGAGCCAAATCTTAAAACTCCGGGCGGGTTATATGAAGTTGGGATTCATGCTGATCCCAAAAAGTTTATTGGCCTTTATGATCCGGTAGCTTTGAACGATCCGCTGCGTGAAAGAATTGCCTCATTGGCTGAAAGGGCCATGAAACTGGATGAGGGTGATCCTTTGTTCAGAAAAGGCCAAGAAGCTATGCGCGCTGTTCGCAAACAAACAGCAACTGGATCTGATTTGACAAACGCTTTGGATGAATTGATTGGCTATCAGAGAAACCCCTTAAGGGATTTTATTAATCTGCCACAAGAACTTAGAGCCCCCGAAGCCGTTTCTAAATATTTGGAAAATGAGGGATATGCTGGATACACATATCCCCATGGAACGGATGCGCCCGGCCCAGAGTTATTAAACCGCGTTGTTTTTAATCCATCCATAATTGATATTAAACGCCGCTATGCTGACGGCGGTGAAGTTATCGGTGATAAAGTCGAAGGTGATGTCCAGTTCCTAGAGGATGATCCCTACGCCAAGGTTCAGGAAGCCGCCAAGCTTCCCATGATGGCTCAGAACGACTTCGCCATGCGTATGCCGCAGCCTGAAGTCCGCTACGACACTGGCCCGCAACCGGGTGAAGCTACCCTTAAAGGGTATGAGCCGACGATTCGTGAGCGCATTTATCAGGGAATTGCTGGCACTGAGGAGCGTTCTAGCCCGGAACGCGCCCAGTTTGCCCGTGGCATGTCCCAGATGGCTGAGTTTGCCCCTGTGCTGGGCAATGTGATGGCCGGGCAGGAAGCGCAACGCCGTGGCGACACCAAGGGCATGTTGATGGCCGCTCTGCCTGTGCCGGGTATGGCGACTGAGGCCCGCATGGCTGAAGCTGTTATGTCTCCCGCAGAGCAAGCTGCGCGTGAAGCCTATCAGCGCGTTCTGAATGCCCAGGGATTGTATAGCCACGCTGCTGAGGCTGCCGCTAATCTACCGCAGGCCAAGGGCTCATATGAGCAGATGATGGCTATGCTCCAGAAGGCTGGCGTCAAGCCGGAGGAAATGCGCTGGAGCGGTGTTGAGCAGTTTGCTGGACAGCCCGTCACCCGTGAGCAGTTGGCCACGCATTTTCAAGAGAATCTGCCGAAGATTGAAGAAACTGTCCTTGGCGGCGCGCGGGACGCTGGAATTAACAAAATCTTCTCAGTCCAGCCTGTTGGGCAAAGTGAGTTCCAAATTGTAAATGAAGCAGGCCGTCCGATAACTAGATATGGTTCAAGAGAAATGGCCGAAGAAACGGCTAACAGGTTTAATGCGGAAGGATTACCATCGCATCTTATTCAGCATGGGACGTTGGAAACGCCTCCCAAGTTTAGCCAATACACCATCCCCGGTGGTGAGAACTACCGGGAGGTGCTTCTTGGTTTGGGGCGAAAAGAAAATCCTGCTGTAGAATCTGGCCCATCTCCCGCAACATTATTGTTTCAGCGTGACATGATGGAAAAATACGGCGGCGATAGTTTCCCGTCAGTTTATAATAAACTCTCCCCATCTGAAGTTGACAGATACGACATGTATGTGAGGGAGGACAGGAATGCGGCCAAAACTGCATCAATGATGCAGGATCGGCAGAATAATTATCAATCCTCCCATTGGGATCAGCCCAACATCCTTGGCCATCTCCGCCTTTCTGATCGCACAGGCCCGCAAGGCGAAAAGATCCTTCACCTTGAGGAACTGCAAAGCGACTGGGGGCAGGAAGGGCGTAAGAGAGGGTTCAACACCAGAAAAGGTTTGAACGAACAAGAGCAAAAAGAATTTGAGGATTTGGTAACTATTCCCATGCGGGAAAGAACTAATGAACAAATGAACAGGTTTAATGAGCTTGTTAATCAAAAGAGTGAGAATGCTTTTCCTAGCATTCCCGCCGCCCCCTACGTTGCCTCCCCAGAAGGCAAGCACACATCAAGCTGGGTTGATCTTGGCCTGAAACGCGCTCTCCGCGAAGCTGCTGAGAAGGGCTACGACAAGCTGGTATGGACGCCGGGCGCTGAACAGGCTGCGCGGTATGATCTGAGTAAGCATGTCGATAGCCTTGCGTGGTCGCCGGATACCAATGAGCTTATGGGCTTCAAGAATGATCATGTTCAGTTCGTTAAGACTGTCCCAAAGGACAAGCTTGATGAATTTATCGGCAAGGATGCGGCTTCAAAGATAGTCGAAACAGATCCTTACACGATCAACAACGTGGGATGGCACCGTCTTGAAGGGCAGGATTTGAAGGTTGGCGGCAAGGGCATGGAAGGTTTTTACGACAAAATCCTTCCGGCTCAGTTGCAAAAGATCGTCAAAAAACTTGATCCTAACGCAAAAATTGGCACTGATTACTTAAAGACAGGCGATGAGTGGCCGTTTTCTGCGCGTATAGCTAGTGATGGTGAGAATTATTGGCTTTCAGGACACAGTCCTTACGCCGAAGGTGAACAAAGACTTTCGCCAAACTTTAAGTCTTTCACTGAAGCCGACGATCAAAGGCAACGCCTTTACGAAGGTTATCATAAACCTGTTCACTCCATAACAATCACGCCCAAAATGCGTGAGGCCATCCTTAAAGGATTGCCTGCCTACGCTCATGGCGGCGAAGTTGTAAACAATCCCGATCCGTATGATAATGTGCGGAAAGCGGCAAAGATTTCTCCCCGCGCGCGGCGGGCTTCTCATTAGACGCGCTGTCTGTAAACTAAACACCTTGCAAGGGTATTAAAATGGCACATCCCCACTCTAAAGAGGCCAAAGAAGGCCACGCCAAAAAGCTGGCGGGCTACGGCGGCAAATCCAAATCATTTGACGATAAAAGCTCTTGGGACGGCCTGAAGGGCCTGAACAATGATGAGCAGGCTGGCCTGAAGATCATTGATAAAGAGCCGACGCTTTCGGAAGAAACTGCTCCCCGCATCATGCGTAAGCGTGGTGGCGTTGTGAAGGGCAAGATGGCTGTGAAGCGTCTGGATAAAGCGTCTCGTGGTAAGAAGGGCCGTAAGGGCTATGCGACTGACGGCAGCGTGGATAAGCTCCCCAGCCCGGAAGAAGGCATGAAAGCTGCGGCCCGCGAAAGCGGCATGAGCTATGAGGAAACCCCGAAAGAGGGTGGAATCACGGGTGCTGAGGAAGCCGCGTCGTCCGCTGGCCGTCAGGAAGATCGTCGCGGTGGCCGCGTTCGCAAGGCTTCCGGTGGCAAGATGTCCCATATTGAGTGGGAGCATTCCAAAAAAGATCTTAATCAGGATCGCAAGCTGGCTAAGAAGCATGGCATGTCTTTGGAGAAGTGGGAGAAATCCGCTCTTGATAAAAAGCATGACAAGCAGCAGTCCACTGAGGGCCTGAAGCGCGGCGGTGAAGTCCGCACCAAGAGCTATACGCCTGAGAACAACGTCACCAAGTCGGCCCGCGTTGGCCGCGCCTCTGGCGGCGCTGCTGGTAAGGGCAAGACGACGGTGAACATCATTGTTGGCGCTGGCAAAGGACAGGATGGCGCTATGCCGCTTCCTCCGGCTCCGGGCGCTCCGGCTATGCGTCAGCCGATGCAGGCTCCGCCGATGATGCCGCCGCAGGGTATGCCTATGGGTATGCCGATGGCCCCTGCTATGGCTGCTGGCCCCGCTCCTATGCCCCCGGCCCCCCCGATGGGTGGCGCTCCGGGCATGGGTATGCCTCCGGGCGGTATGCCGCTGGGCCGCAAGCGTGGTGGCCGCATCCGCGATACGTCGGATCTGACTGCTGGCGCGGGTTCGGGTGAAGGCCGTCTGGAAAAGATTGAACTTCAGGAAGCCAAGGGCTACCCGCCGAAGGGTGCGCGCAAGGGTTTCAAGTAGGCGGAATGGCGCAGGGCGAAACGCCGCCGGGAGGTTTTCCCACGGGATATGCGGGGATGACACCGGCGGCGCAGGATTATGCTGCTAAAACAGCAATTCCAGCCCGGCCAAATCCCATTGCAGGAAGAATGGCAGAGCAAGCTGCGATGTCTAATCGTGCAGGGATAGGCACTGTTCCGCCCAGAAACAAAGGTGGAAGAACCAAGTGAACTTGGATCTGAGACTGTATCAGGAATTAGAAATTGCCTTGTCGGAGATGGCAGAGAAGCTAGGCGCTGAACTGATCACCGGCAAGGCACAGAGCTTTGACGACTACCGCTATCGCGTTGGACGTTTGAAGGGCCTTCAAGACGCTCTTGAGGTTGCACAGGAAGCCCAGAAAAGGGTTCTGGGTGGAGAAAGGAAAAACTGACATGCCGTCAGTTGCTATGTTGCATGAAGTTGATCCGCGCGAGGCGCTTCTTGCAAAAGTTGGTTCCCTCGCTGGGATCGAGATGTTTGGTAGCGATCTTTTAATTGCTATCTACAAGCGTCCGACTAAGACAAAGTCGGGAATTATCCTCACAGACAAGCACTTAGAGGAAGATCTGCATCAGGGTAAGGTTGGTTTAGTCCTTAAAATGGGGCCGACTGCTTATCTTGATGACGAAGGAAAGTCGTTCCGCGACATTAAAGAGGGTGATTGGGTGGTTTTCCGCCCCTCTGATGGCTGGCGCGTCACGCTGAACACGCTTCGCGGCACTTATTCCAAGGACGATACGGTTGATTGTCGCATTTTAAGCGATATCTCCGTCCGTTCGCGCTTGGAAGATCCTGATTCCATCTACTAAGGGCTTGAAAATGGACGATATTGAAGAAAAACCCGGTGAATCTGTAGAGATTCCGGCTGAGGAAGCGGCGCAATCGGTTGAAGTCAGCTTAAATGACGAACCGAAAGCTGAAAAACGCTCTGAACGTCAGGCTGCACCGCCTTCTGTGAACGATGATGTTGATGATCGTGAGCAGCAGCTTATCGAAATTAAGCGCCAGTATGAGGAGCAGAAGCGTCGTGCGGAAGCTGAACGCCATGCCCGTCAACAGGCTGAACAATATGCCTATGAGCAGACTCAAAAGGCGCAATACGCCCAGTATGACGCGGAAGGCAATCGGCTTCAGACGTATATCAATGCGATTGAAGCGACTGAGCAAGCGGCGTCTAACGCAGAGCGCGCGTATGCTGACGCTATGGCGTCTGGCGACTATGCTGCGGCTGGCCGGGCGCAAAGGGCGATGGCTTCGGCTGAGGCCCACCTGTTGCGGCTTCAAAATGAGAAAGCTCAGGCTGAACAATACATAGAATCGTTAAGGACAGAAGGCCGCGTTCAGGCCCCGCCGCGTCAGACTTTTGATCCGGCACCCCAGAACCAAGATCCGCTTGAGCAGATGGCTTCACGCCTGACGCCCAAGAGTGCTGCTTGGCTTCGGGCGCACCCTGAAGCGGCTGGACAGGTTGAAAAACTGACTGCGGCCCATGCGTCTGCGGTTCAGTTTGAAGGCTTGACGCCGGAGACGCCGGAGTATTTCCGGTATGTCGAAGAAAAACTTGGCCTTACTCCGCCTCAAAAGGCTCCTGCCAAAAAAATCATGGCTTCGGCTCCGGTTCAGTCGTCATCCAGCATGTCGTCATCGCGCTCCGGCAGCAACGGCAGCACCATGATCCTTTCGCCTGCTGAAGTTGAGCAGGCTGTCCTGAACGAACCTGACTTGCCACGCGACAAGGCTCTTGAAGTCTACGCCCGCAACAAGGCGGCGCTTATCCGCGAAGGCAAACTGTCAGCTTAAGGAATTAAACAATGTCAGATGTTGAAACCAAGATTGATGGCCGTAGCCGGGAAGCCCGCATGGCCAAATCCGGTGGTGCGGTTGGTAAAGAGTCGTCCATGGACTCGAAGGCCCGCGCTGAAGCCCGTATTCGTCAGATCCGCGAGTCTGTTCCTGATGGTGGCGCTGCCCGTGACAAGTTTTATGCGCCCCCGCCGCCGGATGGCTGGGATTACCAGTGGAAAATGCGGACGGTTATGGGTGAGGAGTTCCATTCCTATCAGGTGGAACTGCTCCGCAATGGCTGGGAGCCTGTTCCGTTGAGCCGTCATCCTGAGCTTATGCCGCAGGGCTGGCAGGGAGAGACGATTGAGGTTGAGGGCCTTGTCCTTATGGAGCGCCCGAAGGTTTTCACTGATGAGGCCCGTGCTGAAGAAGCCCGTTCCGCTCGTGAGGCGGTGATGGTTAAGGAAGCCCAGTTACGCGATGGCCGTGGCTCCGATCTTGGCAAGCGCGAGGTTCACCGTTTCAGCAAATCCCGTAGCCCGATAGCAATACCGGACAACGAATAGGGTTTGTTGACAGAAATCCAAAGATTTCATAAAATTGACTTTGGATTTTACCCTTTCCCGTTTGCTAGCGGGGAATGAATAGGAGCGGGCCGGTAAAACTGGCCCGTCACCTTTATGAGCCGCCCCGCGCTGGGGTGGATTAACAACTCCCGATCAACGGCTAAAAACGCTTTTTAGCTTACGGTCACTCCAATAAAAGGAGAGAGCCGTGGCGAATACTTTTGCGCCCTTCGGCTTCCGCCCGATTTCGACGTCCAATGGGCCGATTAATTGGCGGATTTCTACGCGCCGTGTCGCTTCGTCGGCTGGCGCTATTTACCGTGGCGACGCCGTCGTTCCGGTTACTGGCACTGCTAATGGCTACATCATTCAGGCTACCGCTGGTTCGGTTCCGCTGGCTGGTGTGTTCTGGGGCTGTCAGTATCTGTCCACCTCGCAGAAGCGCGTTATCTGGAGCCAGTATTGGCCGGGTAGCGATGCGACGGGCGACGTCATCGCTTATGTGATTGACGATCCGAATGCGCGTTTCATCGTGCAGACGTCGGGCGCTTCGTTCCAGATCACTGGCACGAACACCACGTTCACCTCGTCTCCGGTTGGCCAGCTTGCTCAGCTTAACGTCGGCGCGGGTTCCACGACGACGCAGCAGAGTGGCATGTATCTGGACACGGTTGGCACGACTGCCACCTATCCGTTCCAGATCGTCGATATGGTTATTGATCCTCCGGGTTCGAACGGTTCCGACGCTACGTCGAACTATAACTATGTCGTCGTTGGCTTCAACAACGAGATGCTGCGCTCTAACGGCGCTGTCACCGGCATCAGCTAAGGAGTAGATACCAATGGCTGTTAATCTTAGCGCCATCCGCGATCTGCTCCTTCCGGGGCTTCGCGGTGTTGAGGGCAAATACCCTCAGATCCCGTCGCAGTGGGATAAAGTGTTCGAAAAGGCCAAGTCAAACATGGCCCTCGAACGCACCGCTGAAATGCGTTACCTTGGCCTTGCCGCGATCAAGACTGAAGGTGGCGCGGTTAGCTTTGATAACAACGCGAGTGAGCGTTACGTCTATAACCAAGAGCATTACGAAATTGGTTTGGGCTATGCGATCACCCGTAAGGCTATCGACGATAACCTTTACAAGACTCAGTTTACGCCGACGAACCTTGGCCTGATCGAATCTTTCGGCCAGACGAAGGAAATTTACGGCGCGAACATCCTCAACACGGCGACGACGTATAATGCGTCCGTTGGTGGTGACGGCGTGTCGCTCTGTTCGACTGCCCATCCGATTGACGGTGCGACGATTGCGAACCGTCCGCTCGTGGATGCGGATCTGAACGAAGCTTCGTTGCTTAATGCAATGATCTCCATTCGTCAGAACTTCAAGGACATCGCTGGCTTGAAGATCTTCGCGCGTGGCCGTAAGCTTATCGTTCCGCCGTCGCTGGAGCCGGTTGCTATTCGTCTTACCAAGACTGAACTGCGCCCCGGCACTGCGAACAACGATGTCAACGCGATCCTGACAACCGCTGGCGGCCTGCCGGAAGGTTACATGGTGAACGACTTCTTGACGTCGAACTACGCTTGGTTCCTACTGACGAACATCAAGGGCCTTGTGTATATGGAACGCGTTCCCTACGAAATGGATATGCAAGTCGATTTCACGACTGACAATCTGTTGGTTAAGGGCTACGAGCGTTACTCGTTCGGATATTACAACTGGCGCGCCCTTTATGGCAGCTTCCCCACGTCGTAATATTTGAAATAATTTCTCTCCCAGTATAGTATAACAATACTTTACTGGGAGAGGTAACATGAAGCTATCTGATGAGGAGCGTAGGAAGCGGAACACGGAAAGAACGCGAAAATATCGCGCAGCTAACCGTGAAAAGGTTCGGGAAATTCAGCGTCGAAGCAATGCAAAGCGCCGAGCAAATCCTGAAACTGCCGAAGTAATACGCAATTATCAGTCGCGGTATCGTGAGGCTAACGCGGAAACGCTACGCCACAAGGAACGTGAGAGAAAGTTTGGAATAAGTTCCGAAACTTATGCTCAAATGCTTCAGGAACAGAATGGGGTATGTGCGATTTGCGGCAATCCTGAAACAGCTACAAGGCTTGGAGTTGTTAAGGCGCTTTCCGTAGATCACGATCATAAAACAGGACGCATACGCGGACTTCTCTGTTCTGATTGCAATACTGGTATCGGAAAGTTCAAGGATGATGTTAAAGTCCTCCAAAGCGCAATCCGGTATCTAAGCAGCCAGCAATCGACATGATTTCTGGTTTACTCTTATAAAGGAAAGCCAACATGGCTCTTACTAACTTCCCGAATGGCGTCACCTCTTTTGGTGTTCCCGTTATCGGCGGCATCAACGGTATTCCGCTGACTGGCACTTGGTATTTCGTTAATCCGGCGACGGGTTCGGATGGCAACGAAGGCACTTCGCCTGAGTCGCCGTTTGCGACGATTTATCAGGCTTACAACAAGTGCGTCTCTGGCAACAATGACGTCGTCGTTCTGATCGGCAATGGTTCGACAAGCGGCACCGCCCGCATGTCTACGGCTCTTGCTCAGTCGATTGTTTCGTCGGCTACGACAGGCACTGTGACTTGGGCCAAGAATGCTACGCATCTGATCGGCGTTACGGCTCCGACTGGCGTTTCGAACCGCGCTCGTTTTGCCCCGCCGTCTGGCACCTACACGGCTGCTACGTTCGGCAATAACGGCAATATGTTCAATGTTACGGCGTCCGGCTGTATCTTCGCTAACTTCTCAGTGTTTAACGGTTTTTCGACTGGTAACGCTGCTCAGATTGCGTGGATTGATGCTGGTGGCCGCAACTACTATAGCGACGTTCAGTTTGGCGGTTTTGGCGACACGGCTTCGGCTCAGGGCGTCAATGCTCGTGCGCTGAAAGTCACTAGCGGCGAGAACACGTTTGTTAACTGCACGGTTGGCCTTGATACTGTCACCCGCACGGTTGCGAACTCGAATCTTGAGCTTGCTTCGGCTGCTGCTCGTAACAAGTTCATCAACTGCGACTTCCCGATTATGACTTCGTCTGCCAATTCGGTTGCGATTATCGGTTCGGGTGCTGGCGCGATTGATCGCTGGACGAAGTTCCAGAATTGTTTGTTCTACAATGCGGTTGATTCGACTTCGACGACGATCAGCGCTGTTGCGAACCTCAATGCTGCCGCTGGTGGTAGCCTTGTGTTCAATAACTGCTCTGCCGTTGGCGCGACGAAGTGGGGCGATGCTGGCGCGCTGGCTAACTCCTATGTCGATAACGCTCCTCCGACTGCGGCCACTTCTGGCCTTGCTGTCAACCCGTCGTAATGAAAGGGCTTTGTTATGAAAGCTGCTAAAAGCAAAATGGAAAGCCCTAAGAAGGGCGTGGTTGTTGGCGATAAGACGCCCAGCATGACGTATGCTGGTGGCGATTCGAACGTCGTCAAAGAAGCCAAGGCTCGTAAGAGCGGCGGCATGTGCAAGAAAGAAGGCGGTAAGGCCATGGGCAAAAAGGCCCCGGCCCGTCTTGATCGTCCGGCTCGCAAGGCTGGCGGCAAGGTTGGCGCGAATGAGCGTCCGCTTTCGACGGCTGCCCACACTTCGGATCGTCCCGGCGGCGACGTTCAGGAAGCGTAAGAACAGAGGGGCCGCCTAGTGCGGCCCTTTCTCTCTGGAGGTTGTCATGTCTGAGAAGTGGATACAGGGCGCTATCAAACATCCCGGCTCCCTCCGCAAAGCCCTTCATGTTCCTGAAGGCAAGAATATTCCCTCCGGCAAGCTGGAAAAGGCCGCGCACTCGGAAAACCCTGCGCTGGCGAAGAAGGCCAATCTGGCCAAGACATTGAAGGCCATGCACCGTAAATACGGTGGCGACGTTTAAGGATTAAATCATGCAGCCGATTTCGGTTACTGTTGGCCCGCTAGATGCGGCTGATGACAATGGCATTGCCCAGAGCCAGACGACTGCCGGTGCGGCTAATTTGACGCTGAACGGCGCTTTGGTTTCCGGTGGCGTTGCTACGCTAGACTCTCCCCGTCAGGTGATCATCACCAGCGCGGGCAATGATACCGGAATCACCTTTACGGTTTACGGCACGACGTTTGGGGGACAGTCGGTTTCTGAGACGGTAACGGGAGCCAGCGGCGCGGCTGTTGCAACCAACACGGATTTTGCCACTGTCACTCGTATCGCTGCTTCTGGAGCTACAAGCGCTTCTGGCGTTATTGCTGGAACGAATGCCAAGGCTGGTTCCCGCTGGGTTCGTCTGGATAGCTGGGCTTTCCCGCAAACTGCCATTCAGGTTAACGCCACCGGAACCGTCAACTGGACACTTCAGGTGACGATGGACGATCCTAATAGCCCGACTAATCCGGTTGGAATAGCCAATGTCACTTGGCTGAACACTAACGATCCTGACGCCGTGTCTGCGATTGGCGATGTGTTTAGCAATTTTGACTGGACGCCGACTTGGACTCGCCTTCTGCTAAACAGCGGAACTGGATCTGCGACTGCTACGTTTGCTCAGTTTAATGTGGTGTCGAAATGACTGGCCCGGCTCGTGTCCCTGCTTCGGCGACGTCTATTACGACGCTTCCGTTTACGAATGTCACTACGACATACACAATCGACAACACGGATTGCGTTGTTAACTGCATAAACAACGGATCGTTTACCGTTACGTTGCCGACTGCTGTTGGGATTGAGGGCCAGTATTTCATCATCAAAAATAGTGGAACTGGCGTCATTACTATTGATGCTAACGCCTCAGAGACGATTGATGGACAGTTAAACAAAGTGATGGCTGTCCAATATGAGGCTTATACTGTCATTTCTAATGGCGCTAACTGGCTGGTGATCTAATGTCTTATCATACCCCTCCCGGCCCTCACGCCACATTTTCCAGCAGCCAAACGCAATCAATAGCTAATGCCGCGAATGCTCAAGCTATTACTTACAATACAACGCTTGATGCTGATGGCATTACCCTAATAGCCAATACAAAGATTACGCTCCCGCAAGTTGGTAACTATTGCTTTACGTTTTCTGCTATTGGCCACAATTCTGGTTCAGCAAACGCCAAATGGTTTAATATTTGGGTTCGCAAAAATGGCAATGATGTAGCCAATACAAGCACCAGAGTCGGAACGACTAAAGACGATCCTGTTACGGTTGTCGCTACATTTGACTTAGAATGCACCACTGTTGGTGATTATTTTGAGTTTTGGATGGCCGGAGAGGATACGGGATCTCAAATCTTAGCAACTGCGGCTCAGGTTGCTGTTCCGGGTGTTTCCCCCGCGCAGCCTGCCTGTCCTTCAATTATTGTAGCGGTTTGGCAGATTAGCTAAGGATAGCCGATGTCAACCAGTGGAACATATACCTTCTCACCAAATCTTGGTGAGTTGGTTATCAATGCCTTTGCCAAGTGCGGCATTCGCAGGACTGATTTAACCAATCAGCATATGTCGGATGCGCGCATGGAAGCCAATCTGATGATGTCGGATTGGGCTGGAGACGGCATTAATCTTTGGCAAGTCCAAAGCGATTCGTTTACGCTTGTTCAGGCTCAGACTTCATATCCTATCCCCTCTGATCGCGTTTTTATTCTGGACGTTTATGTAACCCAGAATGGATTTGATCGTCTGATTTTCCCTATATCGCGTTCTGATTACGCTTCTTTTGCTCAAAAGAACCTTCAAGGTTATCCAACTAGCTTTTGGTTTGATCGTCTTATTGATCCAAACCTCTATATTTGGCCTGTTGCTGATAGCAGCACCAATTATACTTTGACGTATTATTATATGCGTCAGGCTATGGATAACGAACTGACAAATGGAACACAGCCTGAAGTTCCTTGGTATTATTTGAATGCCTTCGCGGATGGCCTTGCTGCCCGTCTTGCTTACATCTACGCACCTGATCGTGTTGCTGTCCTCCAGCCCAAGTATGATAAGTCTTGGTTTAGAGCGCTACAGGTTGGAAGTGAGAACGTGCCGATAACCCTAAATGTTGCTATGCGTGGATATTTTCGATGAGCCTTCCTCACGGACGCGCAAGTGTAGATTCTACGAGTCCTCGCGCCTTTGCGATCTGTGATCGGTGCGGTTTTCTCTACAATCACCGTGATTTGCATTGGCAGTATGATTACCGGGGCCGTTCGCTAGCCAATTTGCGTATTTTGGTGTGCGAAACCTGTGAAGATATCCCGCAGAATCAGCTTAAGCCGCGTATTATCCCGCCAGATCCGGTGCCGATTACGAATGCGCGCCCTGAACGCTATCAGCAATATGCTGCGGATACCCGTTATACGCAGGGAAATAGCGTAGATTTCTGGACTGGGCTTCCGATTTCTGACGGCGATGTTCGTATTACTCAAAATAATCAGGTTCGTGCGGTTCAGCAAACCGGAGAGCCATCAGGCGGATTGAATCAGTTGCCGGGAACTAATTTCCAAGTTCCGGGCAATGATTTGCTTGGGCCTACTCAGGGCCTTCCGTATGATAACGAAGAAATACCCAAGACTGGGCCTCTTGGCCCTGAGTCTCCTTAATAACGCAGGATTAAAGCCGTGGCGGTAAGACAAATCCCGAACCTTCCTCCTGTCATTTCGCTTGATCCGTCAGCGGAGTTTGAGGTTGTTCAGGCTGGTGTAAGCTATCGCACGACTGCGGCTGAGATTGCTGGCGTTGTTCCCGGCCCTACAGGCCCGACAGGAGCCGGGCCAACTGGCCCTACCGGCCCCACGGGAGCCACCGGAAGCGTCGGCCCCACGGGCGCTGCTTCTACAATTCCCGGCCCCACGGGCAGCGCTGGCCCTCAAGGAGTTACGGGGCCTACGGGGCCTACGGGTAGCCAAGGAAATATTGGGCCTACAGGGGCGTCACTTACAGGCCCTACCGGCCCGACTGGCGCAACTGGTGCGGCTTCTACGGTTGCTGGGCCTACAGGGCCTACAGGGGCTTCAATTACTGGGCCTACGGGCGCAACTGGCCCCGGCGGCGCGGCTGGGCCGCCCGGTTTGTCTATTACAGGCCCCACAGGCCCGACTGGCCCTGCTGGAACAGCTTCGGCTGCTGGCCCTCAATTTTCGGTTCAGGTTAATAACCTTGGAAACATTCAGGGTTATGCCGGTATCATTACTGACGGCGATAAGCAGTTAACGCTTGGCGTTCAGCAGACAAAACAAGGCCAGTTGGTTTTGTCCAACACGGCTGCGGGCGCTTATGAGACGACGATTGTATCGTCCAACAGTGCTAGCGCGGCATGGACGTTGACGCTCCCGCCTACCGCCGGAACGAATAATTATCTTCTAACGACAAATGGATCTGGCGTAACGGCTTGGACTAATCCGACTGCGCTGGGCATTGATCTGGACGTTGGCGGAACCGCCATCACGGGTGGAACGACTACCCGTGTTCTCTATGACAATGCTGGTGTTCTTGGCGAATATGTCATAACCGGCACGGGCGACGTTGTGATGAGCAACAGCCCGACGTTTGTTGATGACGCCACGTTTGGCGCACAGCAGACGACGCAGGGCGCTCTTATTCTCGCCAATACGGCTGCTGGGGCTTATTCGACAACGATTAAGTCCTCAAATAGCGCCTCTGCGGCTTGGACGTTTACGCTTCCTGTCACGGCTGGAACCAGTGGCTATGTCCTGACTACGGATGGCTCTGGCGTCTCTAGCTGGACAAATCCGACAAGCATTGGCGTCACATCGTTTAGCGGAGACACGACTGGTTTAACGCCTTCTACTCCGACTCAGGGTGCCGTCGTTCTTGGTGGCACATTGAATGTTGGCCACGGCGGAACGGGCCAGACAACGCTTACCGTTCATGGGCTGCTTATCGGTAATGCCACGAGCGGCATTAATGCGATGTCGGCAGGTTCTGCTGGCCAGCTTGTGACGTCATCTGGTGCGTCTGCTGATCCGGTTTGGACGACGGCTACTTACCCGTCAACGGCTACGGGAACTGGCAAGCTTCTTCAGGCTGATGGAACCAACTGGGTAGCGACAACTGCGACTTATCCCGGCACGGCTATAGGCACGGGAACTATTCTGCGGGCCGATGGCACTAATTGGGTTGCCACCACGGCCACCTATCCGGCTACGACAACCGCCAATCAGTTACTTTATTCCAGTGCAAACAACACCATAACTGGGTTAACTTCTGCAAACGGTGGCGTTCTTAATACCAGCAATTCTGGCGTTCCGTCCATAAGTGCTACGCCTGTTTTGGGCGTTGCTGGAACGACTGCTGGCACAATCGGCTTATCCGGCGTCACCAGCGGCGTTGTTACGCTCCAGACTGCGGCTACGGCTGGAACATGGAGCCTCACGCTTCCGACAAGCGGTGGAACGTCTGGCTATGTCCTGACGACAAACGGCTCTGGCGTCACAACTTGGACTAACCCGACTTCCCTTGGCATTGATCTGGATGTCGGAACAACAGCTATTACAGGCGGCACTAATGGCCGCGTTTTGTATGACAATAGCGGCGTTTTGGGTGAGTATTCATCCGTTCCGGTTAGCTTTGGCGGCACGGGGCAAACGACACTTACTGTCCATGGCGTCCTGATTGGTAATACAACCAGCGGAATTAATGCGACGACTGCCGGAACCCAGTATCAGGTTCTTCAGTCCGGTGGCGCTAGCGCCGATCCGACTTGGTCTACCGCCACCTATCCTTCTACCGCAACCGGCACTGGCACAATACTTCGAGCGGACGGAACGAATTGGGCAGCTACAACAGCCACTTACCCAAATACGACGACAATCAACCGGATTCTGTATTCCAGCGCCAATAATACTATTTCAGAGATAACCACTGGAAACGGTGGACTTCTGAATACGAATAGTTCTGGCGTTCCGTCTATTACGGCCACGCCGACGATTGGCGTCCAGTCTACGACTCAGGGCAGCCTTACGTTTGCAAATACGGCTGCCGGTGCTTATCCGGTTAAGGTTCAGTCCTCTAACAGCACATCGGCTGCTTGGACGCTTACGCTGCCGACAACAGCCGGTTCTAGCGGGCAGGCGCTTATCACTGACGGCTCAGGTAACGCTTCTTGGGGGCCTGCCGGTTCGTCTATTACGGACGACACGACGACAAACGCGACTGAATATCCGCTGTTTTCGAATGCCACGACGGGTAGCCCGTCTACTGTCTACGTTTCCAGCACCAAATATACATATAATCCCAGCACTGGAACACTGTCTGTATTTGCGGTATCTGCCACGAATGGCATTTACTTAAACGCCATCACGATTAATGACGACTTTACGGTGCCGACAAATTATAATGGCGGCTCGTTTGGCCCAGTGACGGTGGCTGCTGGTAAGACGGTTACGGTTTCGGCTGGCTCAACTTGGACTGTGGTGTAAGACATGGGTGATTTAGTCCTTAAAGGCGCGACTTCTGGCCAGATTACCCTGACGCCTACGGCTGTTGCTGGCACAAACACGCTTACGCTTCCTGCCGCCACTGGCACTGTTGCATATGCAAGCTCGACAAATGGGGCTATTACTGCAACGAATATCTTGCAAGGAACCACATCTGTCACAGGAGCCGTTGGCCTTACCAGCACGGCTTTTGGTGTTTTGCATCAATGCACCGGCACAAGCGCGGACTACACAATAACGCTGCCTGCCGTGTCGGGTAATGCCGGAAAGATTATTGGTTTCCAGATGTCTACCGCTCTTACAAAGCTGGTGACGATTGATGGCAATGGATCTGAGACAATAGATGGTTCTTTAACCCGTATTATGTGGGCTGGGGAAACGGCCACGCTGTATTGTGATGGAACTGCTTGGACAAAGATTGCTGGCAAAACCATTCCAATGATTGGATCTCTTACAGTTAATGCTACTCAATCTGTTGCAACGGCGACTGATACTAAGAAAACATTAGGTGCCACACAAAGCGTGGACAATGGCGTTCCAAGTATGTCTGACACTGCAAATAGCAAAATTACAGCTAAGCGCCCCGGAAAATACACTTTGTTTGGATCTACTAGAATTTCTAACATTAGCGTTGCTGCTAATATGGAAACGCGAGTTTATTATAATGGCTCAGAATTAACAATCGCCAGCAGAGTTAATAGTAGTGGTGATTGGCCTGCATGTGCTGTGTCTATAGGCTATACCCTTGCTGTTGGCGATTACATTGAGTTGTATGCGAAGCAATATACTGGCGTAAATCAGACATACGGTAACGTAGCAGAAAATATTCTTACTGTAACGGAGTTGCCGCAATGGTAAGTTTATACGACAAAATAATGAAGATTTATCCGAATCTTAATATGTCTGACTTTATGTATTACATACTGTTGCGCGATGACGGCGATAGTGAATACATTTTCAAATGGGATCACCCAGATTACCCTCGCCCGACAGATGAACAGCTTGCAGGAGCCGAATAATGCCGCTCACACTTAACGGCACGACAGGCGAAATATTCCCATCGTGGACTACTTTGGGGCGGCCATCTCCGGCTACTGCCGGGCAAACCGGATATAATTCTACATTAAATACGTTGGAGCGGTATAACGGGACTTCTTGGGGGCCAATCGTAACGACTTCCGATACTGGAACCGTTACGTCTACCATGCTGGCTTCTGATGCGATTACGCGTTCATTGTTGCCCGCTGGCTCTGTTTTGCAAGTTGTCAGCACAACAAAAACAGACACTTTTTCGTCAACAGCTACAACATTTACTGATATCACAGGGCTTTCTTTATCAATAACTCCGACAAAATCGACAAGTAAAATACTGCTTTTAGCTAGCGTTGTTGGCGGTAGTTCTGTAGCTAACGTATTAGTTGCAATGAGATTAGTTAGAGGAAGCACGGCAATATGTATTGGCGATGCTGCCGCAAATTATACGCAAGCAACTGTCGGCGGGTTAAGATCTGCTACGGATGCTAATGCAAGTTGGAATTTCAGCATGAACTTTTTAGACAGTCCGTCAACAACATCATCTACAACATATAAGATACAAGGTTACGCGGAATCTGCTAGCACATGGAGAGTAAATACCACAGGTAGCGATACTTCTGGATCTACTTGGAGCTATCGCGGAGCATCTACAATTACAGCTATTGAGGTGTCGGCGTGATAAATTATTCTTTAATCCTTGAAATTAATTATAGTGATAAAACATGGAATATGAATGGAGATAGTTATGATGGACTTGAGTGGTTAGATAGTTCTCCAAAACCATCTCAATCGGACTTAGATTCTTTATGGGATTCAACTAAAAAGTCTGTTTTTAATAGATCTCAGCAAGATGCTCGTTCAGTTGCATACCGCAATGAAAGCGATCCGTTGTTTTTTAAGTGGCAACGTGGCGAAGCAACTGAACAAGAATGGAAAAATGCTGTGGCCGAAATTCAGGCCCGTTACCCGTATGAGGGCGAATAATGGCCGCTACAATCAAAGCCGATACAATCCAGAACGCTGCCAGTGCGACGGCTAATATCACGCTTGATACGGCGGCCAATGCGACGGTTGGCGGAACGCTGGCGATGACGGGCGGCGGCAGCTTCCTGCGAAATCGCATCATCAATGGCGATATGCGGATAGATCAGCGTAATGCTGGCGCTAGTGTTACGCCCACATCGGGGGACTATACGTTAGATAGATGGAACGTCGAAAATTCTCAGGCGTCAAAATACAGTGTTCAGCAAAATGCTGGTTCAGTCACACCTCCCACTGGCTATGTAAATTACCTTGGCGTAACATCTTTATCGTCTTATTCGCTTTCAGCGACAGACTATTTTTCTATCAAGCAACAGATTGAAGGATTTAATGTTGCTGATCTCTCGTGGGGAACATCTGGCGCTAAATCTATAGTCTTATCATTCATGGTATATTCGTCATTAACTGGAACTTTTGGAGGCTGTATAGTAAATAGCGCCGGTTCACGGTTTTATGCTTTCTCTTATAGTGTCGCATCTGCAAATACATGGACAAGTATATCTGTATCAATACCGGGAGATACTAGCGGCACTTGGCTGAAAGATAATGGAATTGGTATTTCTCTACGATTTAGTCTTGGTACTGGCTCAACATATAGCGCATCCTCTAGCGTATGGGGGAGCGCCGTATATCTCTCCGTCACAGGCGCAACATCAGTAGTCGGCACCAACGGCGCAACCTTCTACATCACCGGCGTCCAGCTAGAAGTCGGCTCAGTCGCCACGCCGTTCGAGCGCAGG